AATCCAAGATACTAATGACTCTGCTAATTATCAGAAATGGCTAGTAAACGGAACTCCCACTTATAACTCCACTTGGGACAATTTTCCAGTAAGTTTAGTTGCTTCTTCCGGTACGGGTACTACCAATTTTCCTAATAATCACGCCGTATTATTTGTAATCGTTGCCGTCGGTGACGTTGGTCCTACAGGTCCTACAGGTCCTACAGGTGCTACAGGTGCTACAGGTCCACAAGGTCCTACAGGTCCTACAGGTGCTACAGGTGCTACAGGTCCACAAGGTCCCACAGGTGCTACAGGCACAGCCGGAACCAATGGAACTAATGGAACAAACGGAACTAATGGAACTAATGGAACTGCTGCCACTATTGCCGTAGGTACTGTAACTGGACTTTCTGCTGGATCGACCCCAACTATTACAAATTCTGGAACTTCTAGCGCAGCTACTTTTGATTTTGGGATACCCGCTGGAGCAACTGGAACTGCTGGAACTAACGGAACTAATGGCACTAACGGAACTAGCTCGGGTGGGCTTATCGCACGTGACTACATTTCTGGCAACTGGTATACAACTCCTACCGCAGCTATGGGGTTATCTACTCCAGCGCAAAGCGTGGCTTACGCAATACCCTTTTACGCAACTAAAAACCAGACTTTTACTAAATTAGCGGTAAACGTAACTACAGCTAAATATGATGTTGTTTTCACTTTGGCTTGCTATGACTCTACAAGTGCGGGACAGCCAAACGCTTTACTTGCTTCGGGAACCGTAACAGGTGACGTGACTGGTATTAGAAGTGTGACTGGTCTATCTATTGCTATGACCGCAGGAAATTTATATTGGCTTGTAGGAAAAGCCTCTGGAACTGATACGGGTGTTCTTACTGGATTGGTGGTGCTTCTATGCACTGGTAACGGTAACCCTTTGGTTCATGCTCTAACTCAACAAAATACTATTCCCTCGTCTAGCGCACAATCTTTAGCTGGAACTAATACCGGCAGTTTACCTAATCCATGGAACCTTAACACTCGTTTCGCTGTCGGTATCGCAGTACATATTGGGTTCTAATGACATTACTTCACCCAGTTAGTCCAATCCATATTACGGATCACTTTGGAACACACTCGGAGCAACGTAAAGCTATGGGCTTAGGTCCACACAGGGGCTTAGATTATGCGGTACCAGTTGGAACACCCCTAAAGGCTGTCGGTTCTGGAACTATAGTCCGGGTCTATGAAAGTGGAATTTTAGGTCATGTTGTGGAACTTAGGACTACTGTCGCTTTCGAAGATCGTATAATAATTCGCCATTTCGCTTATTGCCACTTGGATAAGACAGAAGTAAAAGTCGGACAGAAAATAAAGCAAGGACAGATTATAGCCCACTCTGGAAACACCGGAGCAAGTTCTGGACCACACTTACACTTAATGGCTGGTATAACTGAAAACCTAGCAACTATGCCAGTAGAAGACCCCCTCAAATGGTTACCGAAAGTAGGAAAGAAATGAACGCAACTCTAGCAAGTTATCTCCGCAGCTTATTAGCAACTTCTATTACTGCAGTATTCGCTATAGGTAAATTACCGTTTTTGTTTACAGCCGAAGACTGGCTTGTAGTCGCTAATACTGTTTGGATCTCTTTTATTCCAGTTCTAATTAGACTGCTAAATCCGAACGACACACTAGGCAATAAGTCGGAGTAATGCACTAGGGTTTAACCATGAACTCTATAGACCAAGAAATAGAGAAGCTCGGTTCGGCTAAATTGCTGGGCTACTTCGAACATGACTCTACCGAGTGGCACGAAGCCCGTAAAGGCGTTGCAGGTTCACTTATAGGCTCTCTAATGGGGCATAACCCTTGGCGTTCCGCCTACACCGCTTACTACGAATACTTAGGCGAATTACCTAGAGACTCTAACGGTCCTAGTTTGGCTATGCGTTTAGGTACTGTCTTCGAAAAACCAATCCAAGATCTATGGGTTGCAGAGAATTCCGAGTGGCTTTCTGCTCACAATACGGGAACATGGCAATCAACTAAGAACCCAGCGTTTAGGGCTAACCCTGACGCTTTTATCAAATGGGTAGACGGTTCTTTAGGTCTTCTGGAAATCAAGTTTTCCCGTAACCCTATGAACGAATTACCGCCCCATTACAGAGATCAGGTTATGTGGTATCTTCACGTTCTCGGACTAAAGAAGGGTATTTTAGTTGCTATTGCTAACGGTGACTTAGTAGAGCATGAAATAGATTATGACCTAGAATACGCTCAAATTCTCGAAAACCGAGCTAATGAATTCTTACAGCGTATCGAGTCTCTTACTCCGCCAGACTGGGACGGTTCTCAATCAACTTATGAAACTGTACGCTATCTCTCTCCGGGCATTTCTGACGGGGACATAGATCTAGCAGAACTTTACCCGCAGCTACAAACTGCTAAAGAAATCTTCGATAAAGCAGAAGCAGACCTAACTCTCCTAAAATCTAAAGTTCTATCCTTTATGGACGGAACTAGAGTTGGGACGTATCAAGGTAACAAAGTAGTAACGCTCCAGAGTAAAGGCTCTGGTTCACCATATCTAGTACTAAAGAAGGGTTAGACCATGGCTTTCTCAATGGACGATTATGTAGATGTTGCCGAGAGATTACGTATTTTTTCGCAGAAGTATCCAACGGGTTCACTACAGCAACACAGCTTACAATTTATCGAATTCGCTGGTAAGAGTTGGGTAGTTTATACCGCAGCTGCTTATAGGTCTCCAGATGATCTAACTCCGGGTCATGGTACCGCTTGGGAGCCAGTTCCGGGGACTTCTAGTTTTAAGAGAGACTCCGAAGTAATGAACGCAGAAACGTCCGCATGGGGTAGAGCAGTTCTAGCAGTATTGGCAGCGGATAGTAAGCGTATTGCTTCTAGGGAAGAAGTTGTAGCCCGTAACCCTCAAAAAAGCCCTGTAAGCCCCATAGAAGACTTTATAGCCCAAGCCCACCTAGAGTATGAAAAGGGAGATGTAGAAGCGCTACGGGGCATTTACAAACGTGCTAAGGCTACTAGGGGTATTACTCCCGAACTTCTAAAACAAATCGAAGACTTGGCTAAGGGTCTTAAGAAGTAAAATGCCCTTGGCTTAGCGACAAATCAAACCAAACCAAGGGCGACGCTCCAAGGAGCGTTCCGAGGTGACCAAGAACCCCGTATAGTATCTATACACCAATAGACCAAGAAAGACCAAAATGTCGGCAAGTTCCGTTTCTTTAGTTCTCAATCACTCAAAGGCTTTAGGCACCAACAAACTCGTATTACTGGGTATAGCGTGGCATGAAGCCGATACTGGAGAGTCTGGGGCGTGGTGTGGTATGGATCGTTTAGCTGCTTACGCTGGCGTTTCTACCCGTCAAGTTATGAGAGCAGTACAAGCTCTGGAATTGTCTGGGGAATTGGACGTCGATAGACATAACGGTAGAAGTTATGGTGGTCCTAAAACTAATCGTTATTGGGTTATGATCTCTTGCCCTAGCGACTGCGACCAAAGTTTATGGCACCGTCCATTAGAAGAATTCGTACCAAAGTTTGGGGTTGTGGATAACTCCGACACACGTGACATACAAGGCGTAAATAGGTGACATCTATGACCGCAATAGGTGACGTTTCAGGTTCGAATAGGTGACACTTATGTCACTTAATAAACAATATATAAAAACAATATAAAAACAACTGAAATTTATTAGAAAGGCATGTGGATAACATGGCAGAAACCAAGGTCCAATTCGTAGTTACAAGTGTCTCGCAGAACGGAGATTACAGGGGCAAAGTTATTTATGGTTGGGAAACTTACCAAGGCACAATGAAGGGCAATCAAACTTTTACGGGTAAACGTCAATGGACTATCTGGCTAGAGTTTCCTTCGGAACTCGCCAAGGGTGATCTAGCTGAATTCGTTGGAGAACTGGTTACTAAGAAGGGTACTTACAAGAAAGACGAAAATAGTCCAGAAATCGAAGTAATCGAACACTCTCTAACTGCTGCTAGATACTCTTTGCTCTCTAAAGGGGAAGTACAAGCACCTAAGCCGGTAAACGAATTTACAGCGGAACCACCGTTCTAAAATGCTGATACGGGTTTATGGAGATCCTAAACCCCAAGGGTCGAAGAACGCTTCGATACGTGGGGGACGTGTAGTTCTATACGAAGCAAGTAAGTTACTTCCCGAGTGGAGAGAAACTTGTGTAATGACGTGTAGAGCTGCGCTCCTTCACAATAAGTATTCGACTTTCTTAGGTCCAGTATCGGTTACTATGACGTTCTTCATGCGACCAGCAAAATCTAATAAACGTCTATACCCAAACATGGCACCCGACTTAGATAAATTATGTAGAGCTGTAAACGACAGTTTAGAAATCTCTGGAATACTCTCTAACGACGCTCAAGTCGTAGTTCTATTGGCATACAAACTATTCGCTGACGAGAAAGAACCGCCGGGAGTAGAGATAGAGATAGTGTCGCTGTAATGATTAGGGAAGTGTGTAGCTGCGGAGCAGAGTTCGAAACTGACGATAGAGACGCCATAGAGCTAATCAAGAATTGGAGACGGACTCATAAGCACAATGCTCCCAGTAAAGGCTCCAGAGACTCTTCTACGCTCTCTAATACTGACGTGGCTTTAGGCTTCCAAGCAATCTACGATCCATTAGACGACGATATCTAAACGTTATGTTATTTGGCGTGTCGTATCTTGACTAAAAGGGTCTAATAGTGTTCTAATTTGATTACCTAGAAAACTAGGTGCCTAACCGACCAAAGGATAGACAAATGTACAAATGGATACTAATGGGAGTTTTCTTCTCCCTAGGCATAATCAAATTAGCCGAAATGAACCAAGAACAACCAGCAATAGGCGGAACCATAACAGCAGTCGTATTTATCTGCTGGATCTATGGCATGGCTAAAGAGTGGAACGGGGGAAGACGCTAATGCCTAACGCAAGAACAACTGACCCACTAGAGTCACACCTAGCAGCTGCTTCGCTAGATCATTTTCGAGTATCAAACATAGCCAAAGCAATCCACAAAATGCTCCAACTGCCAATGAGCGACGAAGAACTCGTAGAAGCCTATAAACGAAACGTTGCTTTAGGTGTAGCCCCAAAATCTTCCGAGTCCGGGATAAGAACCAGAAGAAATGAACTATACCTAAAAGGACTAATCAGGGTAGTCGGAGTAGCAACTAACGGAAACGGACGCCAAGTACGTATCTGGGAAAGCCTAGAGAAATGAGTAGTAATTCTAGGATCCAATTTCCGACGCATAAACGTAAAGCAGCTCTTCGCAAGAAAGCCAAACTTCAGAAAATGCCTACAAGCATAGCGACCCAAGGAAAGAAGGCTTACAATGTCTAACGATCTAAGCCAAAACCAAGCCAAAGCTGTAGCCGAAAAGACCGCCATAATCGCTAATACTGCGTTTATGTTAGGACGTGAAGCAGAAGCCAACCGAGTAATAGAAATTTTAGAAAAAATGAAGCTGACGGCTTTAGACACTAAAACAGACAAAGGTAGTCAAACTGCTTGGGTAGTCGAAAACGCTATCGTTCTTATCAAAGGTAAACCAAATGCCGAAACTAACTAAATCAGAGTGGACAATCTTTATCCTAAATCTGCTGCTAATAGGGGTTATCCTAACCGGCATTATTTGGAGTCTATCCAGCAAACCGAGCAAGTGTTGGAACGATACAATCTCAGAGGAACAAAACCTAATCAACTGCGAGGAACATTACAAATGACTAAATGCCTGTGTGAAAACATGACTGACCCCCTAGTAATGACCAGAGAACTATTCGCAGACACCGTCAGGTTTAACCGCAATAACCAAAGGTTCGAAACCTTAGACGAAGTTATAGACCTACTCAACAAACACCGGCAACTATGGTTTACACAATCTCTATCAGCTGTATCAGTCGGCTATTGGAGAAACAAAATACAAACACTCGACCTACTACTCGTAGAAATGGAAGAAATGAAATGCCAGAATACCTAACAGTCCAGCAAGCAGCCGAACTATTGGGCTTACACCGCAACACCGTCTACAAACTAATCCACCTAGGTAAAATACCTGCCTATAAATTAGGACCAAAGCTCATAAGACTAAAACAAACCGACGTCCAAGAACACCTACAGAAAGAACTAATCTAATGGAAGAACTAACCCCTAAAGGGCTGACCACAATGGCAACCATATCCAGCAACCTAACCCTATCCAGCGTCACCGCAACAGTCCTATCTTGTAAACGAACAGGTGCTAGATCAGTAGAAGATAAAGCCTACAACTCTGGTATAGACGCAGCTCTAGCAGTAATCAAGGTCTACAGTATGGTATTGGCTGGGCAACAAAAGGCTAACGATAATGGCTGACCCTTGTGAAGACTGCGACGTAGATACCTGCGACGTATGTACCACCCAGATAGAACCCCCTTGCTGCCCTAGTTGTAGTGAGAACAATGGCTGACTGGCATGACTCTCCAGCGTGGAAGAAAGCAAGAGCATACGCTAAGACAGTATTAGACCCAGTATGCGTTAGGTGTAACAAAGACCTAGAAGGTAGCGACTGGACTATAGATCACATGGTACCTAGTGACCCCCCTAACCATGACATAAGCAACCTGCAATCTATGTGTAGAAGATGTAATGGCTATAAGTCGGACACAATCTTAGAAAGAGTCACGTTCGTATCGGATAAATGGGTCTAAATACCTAATAGATAAGCCCTATTGCCCTATAAATGGGTGGTAGGGTTTTTTCTATGACCGCCTTTTCAC